GTTACGCATACCGCGCCCAGCCATTTGGACGTACAGGCCCGGAGACATCGTTGGGCGTAGCATTGCTATAAGATCAATGTCTGGATAGTCAAATCCAGTAGTTAATACGTTGGCGTTGGTTAGCGCACGTATCTTGCCAGCCTTGAACTCGCTAATAATGCGTTCACGTTCTGGTTTTATTGTATCTCCAGTAATGCATTCAGCCGCTATGCCGTTTTGGATAAGTATGTCTTTTATGGCTCTGGCGTGTTTTACGCCAGCACAAAAGAATAACCAAGCCTTGCGATCCTCTGCCAGTTTAATCACTTCGGCAACAACGCCTTCGTTGGTGTGTTGCTTATTAACTGCCTCCTGCAACTCTTTCTCGATAAACTCTCCGCCGCGTTTATGTACGCCAGCAACGCTTAATTTGGTTCCAGTTAGCTTTGATCGAAGAGGCGCTAGAAACTTATCCTCAACCAACGCCTCGACGCTGGTAGGCTCAATTAGCGCGTCAAATATCCCGGGCTTGTCAGTTATCATGCCATGCCCCAATCGGTACGGAGTCGCGGTCAGGCCAATCACTCGCATGGCTGGATTAATCATCTTGAGATAATGGATCAGCTTGCGGTAGCTGGTGTCAGTGTTATGCGATATCAGGTGCGCCTCATCGACGATCATGAGATCAATGTGACCTATTTCGGTGGCCTTGTTTCTGATAGACTGAACTCCGGCAAATGTGATTTGCTGATGGAGTTCTTTACGCCCAATTCCTGCGCTATATATTCCTAACGGCGCATCTGGCCAGTGCAGTAACATTTTTTCTGCGTTCTGCTCGATCAACTCTTTTACATGAGTAACCATTAAGACTTGAGTCTCTGGCCAGTTTTCTACGGCATCCTTACATATAGCCGCGACAACGTGCGACTTGCCACTTCCGGTCGGCAAAACAATGCACGGGTTGCCGTACTTGTTAGCACGGAACCAGTCGTATAGTTGATCAATAGCTCTTTGTTGATACTTACGAAGCATTTAGTAATTATTTTTTTATAAAAGCTATCCAATGAGTGTTTGCTTTTTTACCAGACCTATGACCATACAAAGGTTTTTCTGGCGTTAGTTTTAAAATTTCTTTTAAAGGTATTTGTGTTTCATTCCATTTAAATATTAATGTTCCATTTTTTTTAAGAACTCTAAAACATTCAACAAAACCTTTTCTTAAATCTTCTTTCCATGTTTCTTCATTTAATGATCCATAAACAAAAGCAATAATAGACTTTGAGCATATTTTTTTTACATGAGGTGGATCAAAAACAACATGATAAAAAGACTCATCTTTGTACGGCATATTTCTAAAATCATGTATTTGATCTGGTCTAATTTTTTTAGACGATCTGCCTAGTTGTGAGGGCCAATGATCTATTTTTAATTCATCATTTCTTTGATCTGCAAATAAACATCTATCATCTTCTTTATCAAACCACATCATTCTTCCGCCGCAACAAGCATCTAAGACTGGTTTCATCCTATTATCTTTCCTCCATCAAAACGCAAGTCTGTAATAAATTGATCTGGCTTTAAACACGCATCAAGATTGCTCACCAATTCAGTGCTGGCGTATGTGTTCGCATCGCCTTCGCCGTTTCTAATAAACTGACCGTTAATTTCCCATACGGCCTCGTTAGGATCGCTACTTTCCAATCGAGTCCAAGGCACAACGTCAGGATGCAAGACGTGGGAGTCGCATCCTTTACGCTGGAAGTCCTCTGGGATCTCTTCAGCATTAAACCTTTCGCAGTCCCATGTTCCATCTTCTTTTGGCGTTGAGTGAGCGCACGTTCTGCAATTGATTTGTTTGGTCGGTTGCCCTTCGTGGCAAATGTGTCGAGCCGGGCATCCCTTACAAACAAACCAGCTAGGATCGTTAGATATCCTCGGTGGAGCCTCATTTGCCAATGTAATTACATTGCCCTTATGTAATAACCTTTCCGCAAACTGTTCGTCGAAATCAACAATCTCGGTATATAACTCGTCATTGTCCTTACAAACGGCAACGTATAACGCCTTATAAATCTTCTTGCCAAGCATATACACTTGCATTTGCGCGTAATGCATTGGCTTGGCTTCTTTGACTCCGCTTGATGCTACTTTGTTAAATGAGTTCTTGTTGTGCGTCTTGAACTCAGCAATAAAATTTTCATCTTCGTGTCCCGGCACTCCTCGATAAATGATTCCGTCAACGCTGCCGCTAACGTGCGTTCCAAAATCTACTTTTGATTGATTGTCGCCAACGTTACGAATATCAATTCCAATGGCGCGTAAGTCTGAGACTATAACTCGTTCTTCTAGTTGACCGCGCCTAAACAAACGACGCATACGCCCCGAGAAGTGTTCAGCAAAAGTCCAACGAAACATATACCAGAGATATCTTTCGCATTTGTGGCCAAGCAATGATCCGCCCATGTGTCCACGCTGAGTGTCAGTATTTTCTGCATGGTATTTATCTATCAGTTCGACTATTTTGCTCATGATGCTCCTAAAAAAAAGGGGCCGAAGCCCCTTGTTTATCGTTTAGCCCAAGGCGCTGTTCCATTAGCCGCCTTTTGAGCAGTTGGAACTGGCGATCCCCCGGTCAGAGGTTTCCAATCGCGCACGTCGTTTTGTGCGGCGTATTGATCCGTTGCGGCTCTAGTAGTGACTTTAATCTTCAAGTCCATACCAATTAGCTCGTCGGTATTCTTCGGTAAACTTGACAGTCCTCCTGCCGCAGCAATTTGACTCAACTGTTTCCTTCCGATTGACTCGGCCTGTGCATTTGGATTGTTGATTGTTACGTTTCCAAACACAACGCGACCAGCGTAATCATTACCAATAATGTCGTATCTTACTGAAATAAAGCGTCCATTACCAGCCTTGGTAGTTTTTAATTCGGCTCCCATAATGCGAGCGTCGTACCAGCCGTCAGGTAAAGTTGTATATTCTTTTGGTTCATCATCAATAACCAAATCATAAGAATCAAAATCTAAATCACTCATATCATTCTCCTTCTAAAGAAATTGAAAAACTAGGTCTGCTAGGTGTAGTTGTAATAGCGCCTAGCAATACTTTGGTGATGCCTTCGTCAGCTTTACGCCAACTGGACATATTTATTTCTGGCTTCCATCGGAACAATGTCGGCAAGTGGTCACTCAATCCAGACTCATTTGCAATGTCTTGCAACTTGTCTGCATCGACTTTGTGATTCAATCGATTAACCACTTTTACTTTCATTCGTCCTTTTTCGATGTTGACTGTACCTTCAACGGTTTCGTCAAGTTCCAGTATTTCTGCCAAGCGATCCTCAACTGATCGTCTGTCGTTAACTGCTTGCCTTTCCCGTTCTTTGGCGTTGAGCCACGCTTCCGAGAGTTGTGCGAACTCATCCATTATGCCCTCCGATCTTCTGGATTAATTCGCCAATGTCAGGAGCCTCCCATTCATCGAGCTTGCCAGAGCGATCCTTTGCTTGCCATGAGGCATCGCCAACGCACTTTATCCCGCGCCATGTGTTGCCATCGGCATCCTTCTCAATCCGTAACGCCAGCACTTCATCAAAGAAGTACGGCAGTTGCTGACCGATCTTGTTGCCCGGCATCGATGGTGCGTACAAAACACGCCCGAGCTCATCCGTCATCTTTTCTAGCTTAGCGGTCATGAGGACGTGCATCGGGATATCACGAAAGGCTCGGATCAAGTCCGTCATTTGCTCTTGCATCGAGCCGTATGCCTGCCTAGGATCTTTCGTGTTTTTCTTTTCGTAGTTAAGAATGACTTCCGCTACCTCAGAAATAGAATCTATGGCGATTGATGAGAAGTCCTTAGAGTTCTCTCCAAGCCATGTATATGCCTCGCGTAAGTCCGCCATGCTGCCAATCTCGATGTACGGTATATCAGCATCGTTAATTGACAAAAGACCGCCTTCTGCCGACAGGATTATCGGATTTGGCATGGTCTTAATTAATGTTGTTTTACCAGCGCCAGCCTGCCCGTAAACGAGCATCTTGACTCCGGTCGCCGCAACAGACGACGTTGTTTTTAAGTTAATAGCCATAAGGCCTCCATAGTTATGTGCGGTCGGACAATCCGGTCGCACGTTGGTTATATTAGCACAGCACAGATGGTATTGGTGTACAGTCTCCAGCCATGACTAATAATGCTGCGTAATCCTCAAACGCTTCTTCGCGTTCCTCTTTGTCGTACATTTCAATCTCGGGAAAGTAAAAAGCCAGATCCTCAACAACAACCGAGTAACCGTCGTTCTCAATCAGATACAGCCCAGCCCCATCAAGAACAGCGCCGTCTACTTGGATGTTCTTTTCTCTGGAGTTAAGCGCGATCAACGTGACAACGATTGGCCAACTCTTGCCGTCGATTTCTCGGTGAACGCTGAACTTTTTACTTATCATGTCCAGCATTTTAATCGCTTTCGTACTTTTCTATCATTGCTGGCTCAACGAGTTGGCAAAAACGCTTGCCCTCAACGTGCATATTGAACTCGTAGCTGTCAACGTCAACAGTTTGAAGCTCGGCAAAATATCCGGCGTACTCCAACAATTGAGGCAAGTCCTTATCGTCTCGCTCAATGAAGGCCCATTTGCCATCAACTTTAATAATGTTTGGGATATCGTGATCCCGGTCTGCCGCCATTGCAAGGAACAACAAATTAACTTTGAGTATTTTCATTTTGATATCCTCAGTTGGTAACAAGGTTCACACATCCATCTGCGCTGGTGGCGAACTTGCTTCCATTTGCCACCAACAGTTGTTTTGAATTTGTTGCAGTAAGAGCAGTGGCGCTCTCCTGTTGCTTCCGCCACTGCCTCACGCATACGCCTAAGTTCCTGCCGATGTTTATCAACTTTCATTAGACGTTCACCTTAACACTGTAAACCGCAGTAGTCTTGGTGTACTTAGCAACTACATCGCTTGGTACGCCCATATCTTCTAACAGTTTTTTGTAGTCAACCGTTGTGCGGTTAGCTTCGACGTAGGTGGCGTTGTACACCAGCCCGTTGATTTTTTTAACGTCATGCTCGTTGCAGTAGTTTTTGATCAGATCCTTAAACACTTCTGCGTCGCGCTTGTAATCGTCGATTATTTTTAAGATAGCGCCGAGCTTGTCAACCATGCTTTCAATAACGTTTTCGTTTTTCATACTGTTCTCCTAAGTTTTGGGCTGTCTGCCAATCAGTTCGCCCGATGAGTAATTATAAACTAGATTGACGCTTTTGTGTCAACTCCTGCAATTAATTCAATCAACACGTCCATCATGGCGGTTTTACGGGCTGGATCGATGGTTGACTGCATAACGCTCATCATGAGGTCATTTAGTGCCGACTTCTTTCTGAGGTTGTATGCGTTGAACTGGTTAAGCCATTCTGTTTGATTCATTTCCATTTCATTCTCCTAAAAAGTGGGGCCGGAGCCCCGTTATTTATTCATCCATCTAAGTTTGCCTGAAAAACCTTCTGCTTTTAGCGCTGAAATTGCGTGTTCGATAACTCCTTTTTCAGTATCAGCATTAAATGTTATTGGGGAATCTGCTGATATATTGGCATAAGTTAAACCTTCGATTACACCTTCATATCCCCAAGGTGTTTCGCCGTCATAACCTTCATCATATCCGCAGGTGCTTTGATAAATTGGTGAAATCCAAAGTTTGAATATTTTGTTTCCTGCGTATTTCATGTGTCCCATTTTTATCTCCTTAGCTTAGGACTTTCGGGCAATTCCGTGTGTCCATGATTAGTATTATCCAGATTTAAACGTGTAGATCAACACTTTTTTACTAAATAATTAAAAAAAAGTGTCAATGTAGCCTATTTGCCACACTTTTTTCCGTTTCGTAGCTGGCTAGCAAACGGAGAATGTGCGTATTTCGACGTACACTAGCCGGTTATCGTACGTCAAATGTGCGTATTTCGGCGTAAGACAGCCGGCTAGCTTACGCAGAATGTGCTTAAAAAAAGGGACATAGCGCGCTAGGTACCTTTTTGTGTGGTAGGGAAAAGATACGTAGCGCGCTAGGTATCTTTTTTGCTTTAG